AGGCGGGTTTCTATCCACGAGGTTTTTTCTCCGCCGGGGTTTTGGGGGTGGCGAATCGGGCTGCCGCACCACACCAGGAGACATCAGGAGGATCAATGATGGGCACGGCCGCGGGGGTGGACTTTAGTACGCCGGAGTCGGCTCGGGATATCGTTGCCCGGTTCACGTATCGCCGTGTTGAGTCGCCGGCGAGGCAGAACGCGCTCGAGGTGTTGCACTCGGGGTTCCGTGATGTGGCGCGGCGGGTCGACGAGTTGGTGCCGCCTGGCCGGCATAAGGCGCTCGCGCTGACCGCGCTCGAGGAGGCGCTGCATTGGTTGCGGGCGGCTGTCGAGTGCGCCGAGGCGGAGCCGGTCGATCCGGTCATCGCCGGCGCTCGGGTGTCGCCGGAGGATCTGTTGCAGCGGTTGGCGCCCGGCGCTCGGGTGTCGCTGGGCGAGTTGCAGGCGGCGCGGCGTGCGTATGCGGAGCGGCGCCGAGCGGAGCGGGGCGGCGTCTAGCCGATGGACGTGGTTTATCCGGTGCGGCCGGGTGAGTCGAACGAGGAATTGCGTTTCTCGCTGCGGTCGCTGGCGGTGAACTTTCCGCATGATCGGGTGGTGATCGTCGGAGACAAGCCGTCGTGGGTGCGGAACGTCGAGTTCATCCCCGGTAACGAGGGTGGGCCGCGGGAACCGCACTACAACGTGTACCGGAACATCTGGCGGGCGTGTGAGCGCGGCGACCTGTCTGATCGGCTGGTGATTTTCAACGATGACTTCTTCGTCACCGAGCCGGTGACCTCGGTGCCGGTGCTGTACCGTTCGACGCTCGCCGAGCACATCAACCTGCCGCGGGTGAGGCGGGCCGGCGGTTGGTGGCTGAAGTCGCTGAGGCTCACCCGGCTGTGCTTGCAGGCGCACGGGATCGCTGAACCGCTGTCCTACGAACTGCATGTGCCGTTCGAGGTTGATCGGGCGCGCATGGCTGAGGTGCTGGCGCTTTTCCAGCATGTCGAGCCCTCGACGCCGCCGCAGTGGCGGTCGTTGTACGGCAACCTGGTCGGGATCGGCGGTGAGCCGGCGGCCGATGTGAAGCACATAGGTCCGCGCGCCTACACCACCGCGAGGTTGTCGCGGCCGTTCCACAGCACTGATGACGGCTCGTTTCCGGCGTTCCGCCGCCAGTTGGGCGAGTTGTTCCCCGAGCCGTCGCCGTATGAAGCTTGACCACCACCAGGAGACACAGCGATGGCTGCTAGACCACAGCGCAAGCGTGCCGCGGCAGCGTCCGTGCTTGATAGCGTGGAAACCGAGGACACGCTCGGGATGCTGCTGGCGATGCGGCGCGTAGTTGCGCAGAAGATCGACGACCCGAACACGCGGGCGGCCGACATTGCGTCGCTGACGAAGCGGTTGCGCGAGATTAACGACGAGATCGCGCAGGAGCGTGAGAAGCGCGCCGAGGCGGCGCCTGGCTCGGTGGCCGCCGCGGTGGCGACACCCGATGAAGAGCTCGACCCGACCTCTATCTGAGGTTGCCCGCCGGTTGATCGTCCCCGCGGGGATCGTGTCGACGGGCTGGCCGAAGGTGCGGGAAACGTGCAGGCACTGCGGTGTCACCTACGACCGCTGGCAGGACGACCTCGGCCGGCTGGTGCTCGCCAAGGATGCGTACGGGTTGTACGCGGCCGACATGTGGGGGATGAGCATTCCCCGGCAGACCGGCAAGACGCACTTCGTCGGCGGCACGGTGTTCGGGTTGTGCATCGCGTCTCAGCGGCCGTTGACGGCTATCTGGACCGCGCACCGCACCCGCACCGCCGCCGAGGTGTTCCGCGCGATGCAGGGCATGGCGCAGCGCCCGAAGATCGCCCCCTACGTGCGGAATATCAGCCTCGGCCGCGGCGAGGAAGGCGTGCACTTCGTGAACGGGTCGCGGGTGCTGTTCGGCGCCCGTGAACGCGGGTTCGGTCGTGGTTTCGCTGGTGTGGATCTGCTCATCTTCGATGAGGCGCAGATTCTCACCGAGGTTGCGATGGACGACATGGTGCCGGCAACCAATACGGCGCCGAACCCGCTGATAATCCTGGCTGGCACGCCGCCGAAACCCACCGACCCCGGCGAGGTGTTCACCCAGTTGCGGCAGGACGCGCTCGACGGCGAGTCGGGGGTCGGGTGGCTGGAGATCGGGGCGCCGCGGGACGCTGACCCCGACGACGAATCGGTGTACCCGGTCATGAACCCGTCGTACCCGCACCGAACCTCGCTCCGTGCGATTCAGCGGATGCGCAAGGCGCTATCGGAGGACTCGTTTCGCCGCGAGGCGATGGGTATATGGGATGAGCACGCCAGCCACGAGCAGATCATCAAACAGGCGCTGTGGGGTGATCTTCTCGACGAAGGCCCCGATGTTGACGCGCGACCGGATGCGCTCGGTGTGGACATGTCGCACGGGCGCGACATCAGCGTGGGTGCGGCGTGGCGGATGCTCGACGCCGACACCCGCTCAGACGACGGCTATCACATCGAGCAGGTGTGGGCCGGTAACGACCCGCATGCGGCGGTGGAGTGGATCGTCGCGCACGCCGGTCGCCGCATCCCTGTGCTGATCGATGCGGCGTCGCCTGCGGCGTCGCTGGCGCCGAAACTCAAGACACGTCGGGTCCGGGTGCGGATCACCCGCGCCGCCGATATGGCGAAGGCGTGCGGCCTGTTTGAGGACGCCTGCAAGACCGGGACGCTCACTCATGCCGGGCAGCAGATGTTGACCGACGCGCTCAAGGGCGCCCGCAAGCGGCCAATCCGCGACGCCGGCGGCTGGGGGCTGGATCGCCGCGACCCGACCGCCATGATCTATCCGCTCGTCGCCTGCGTGCTGGCGCTGCTCGGCGCCGCCGAGGCGCGCCGCCCCGCTGGGACACGAGTCAGCGGCGCGACGTTCGTGTAACGACCACCTACAGAGAGGGGATGCTGTGACTGTTCCGGTGATCCCCGAGCCCTACCTTGAGCCGGATCAGGCCGGCGATGAGATGAGCGACGAAACTATCCGCTCACTGGTCGGCGATTTGTGGCGGCTGCACGTCACCGAGCTCGGGTGGCTGGACACCATCTACGGCTACACCAAGGGGATTCTTGGTGTGCCCGAGGTGCCCGATGGCGCGACGAAAGAGATCAAGCAGCTCGCCAGGCTGTCCGTCAAGAACGTGCTGGTTCTGGTTCGTGACGCGTTCGCGCAGAACCTGTCGGTGGTTGGGTACCGCTCATCGAGCGGCCGCGTCGGAGATCACCCGGCGTGGCGGCACTGGCAGCGCAACCGCATGGATGCCCGGCAGGCCGAAGTCTACCGCCCGGCGTTGACGTACGGGCCGGCATATGTGACGGTGCTGCCCAGTGAGCACGGGCCGGTGTGGCGAACCCGCTCACCACGCCAATTGCTCGCCGTGTACGAAGATCCCGTCATCGACGCGTGGCCGCAGTACGCGGTCGAGTGGTGGGTGACCAAGAAGAACGCGCGCCCGCACCGCTACGGGATGCTTTACGATGCGCGGTTCGCGTACAAGCTCGACTTCGGGCCGCTTCAGGACTCCGAGACGAAAGAGGTGACGACGCGCCCGTTGACGCTCGTCGACGTGACCGAACGTTTCGAGCATCACGCCACCTACAAGGGCCGCCCGGTGTGCCCGGTGGTGCGTTTCGTCAACGCGCGCGACGCCGACGACATGATCGTCGGCGAGGTCGCCCCGCTCATCGCTATCCAGCAGGCGATCAACCACGTCAACTTCGACCGGCTGATCGTGTGCCGCCACGGCGCGTGGCCGCAGAAGGTCATCAGCGGGTGGACTGGCTCGCGTGAGCAGGTGCTCAAAGCGTCGGCGATGCGGGTGTGGACGTTCGAAGACGCCGATGTGCGGGCGCAGAGCTTCGCCCCCGCATCGGTGGAGCCGTACAACGCTGTGCTGGACGAGATGTTGCAGCACGTGGCGATGGTGGCGCAGATTTCACCGAGCCAGGTGACCGGCAAGATGGCGAACATCTCCGCCGAGGCGCTGGCCGCGGCCGAGGCTAACCAGCAGCGCAAGTTGGTTGCCAAACGCGAGTCGTTCGGCGAGTCGTGGGAGCAGGTTCTGCTTCTGTCGCTGGAGATGGAACGCAATATGGCCGACGCGGGGCTGATCGACCTCGCCGAGCCGATCACCGACACGATGCTCGATGACGAGGCCGCCGAGGTGATTTGGCGCGACACCGAGGCCCGCGCGTTCGCCGCCGTCGTCGACGGGATCACCAAGCTCGCCGGCGCGGGTGTGCCGATCGAGTACCTGCTGCATCTCGTGCCGGGTATGACGCAGCAGCAGGTGGTGACCATTCAGGACGCGATTCGTGCTGGCGCGGCGCGTGATCTGGTGTCGGCACTGCTGTCCCAGCCGGCCCCGGCCCCGGCCCCGGCGCCGCCGCTGTCTGAGGCGCTGAGCACTGTCGAGGGCTGATGACCCAACTCGGGGTGCCCGAGTTTCAGGGCGCGCTAGCCCGGATCGCCGACAACGCCGCCGCGGTGTCGAAGGCGCTCGTTCACCGCGCGATTGAGCTCCCGACCCCGGACGCCTACCGTTACGTGGCGGACGGCTACCCGGACGCCATCGCCCCGCACGTGTCGGCGTCGGGGGTGCTGTCGGCGCAGTGGTTCCGCGAGATCACCGGTTTGGCGCCGACACCGCCCGCGCTGCCGTCACGTGAGCAGCTATCCCGGTCGGCGCGGTGGGCGCTGTCGCGGCGCGACCCGGCTGGCGCGATCGAGGGCGTATCGACCCGCTCGGTGTTCACCTCGTCACGGCGAACCATCGCCGATAGTTCGACACGGCATCGGGTCGGCTGGGTGCGGTACGCGAGCGCTACCGCTTGCGGGTTCTGCCGGATGCTCGCCACCCGCGCCTTGACGTTCGACGAGGCGGGCGCTCCCGGCCTGTATCGGTCGCGGCGCGCGGCGCTGGCGTCGCCGCACCGCCCCGATGTGCGCGGCCACGATCACTGCCGGTGTATCGCGGTGCCGTTTCGTGACTACACGCCGCCCGGCTACGTCTACGACTGGCTCGAGGACTACCAGGCGGTTTCACGCGACGCCGACGGGCATCTGCGGCCGGAATGGCAGATCGCCGAGCTGATGGAGCGGCGGGCCGCGGAACGTGCGGGGGCGATTCGCCGACGCCCAGGCCGGCCGCGTAAGGAACCGCCGCCGTCGGCGGCGGCCGGTGAGCCGCTGGCGCTCGAGGGGCGGCCGCTGCCGTGGTGGCAACGCTGGCTCAACGGCGGCGCCGACCCCGACGAACTCGACCTGTATCTGACCGAGACTACGCATGAGCGGGCCGCGCAGATCGCGCAGGCAGCCCGCGACCGAGTGTTTGATGCGCAGCGGATCGTTGCCCGCGCCGACACCTACGTGTCCACCGCGGCACGGGTGACGCACGGTTTGCGGGTCGTGTCCGATGTGGCCGCCAAGCTCGGCGGCGGCGCCTACCCGGTTCTGCGTGATGTGCGCGCGGTGCTGGCGGCCGCCGACGAGGCGTTGTCGGCGACCGCGCGGGTCACGGGCGGCAGTAACGAGGCTTTGACCCTGGTGACGGAGGCGATCACCAGCACCGAGCGGATCGCCCACGCCACCAAGCAGCTCGTCGACGAGGGTGTGTCGCTGGTCGACGAGATCGCTGCTATCGCCGCTGGGGCGCGGGCGCTCATCGCTGACGCTGGTGATGCAGCGCGCATGAGCGCCGCCGGCGCCGCAGAGATCCGGTCGATTACCGACCTGCGTGACCACGCGGCGGAGACGCTGGGGACGCTGCGCGGGTTGCAGGCGCGTGGTAACGCGCTATCGGATATCGCGCGGCACACGCAGCGGCGACTAGCCAGATACCCGTCGCTGGTCGCCGAGTTGCCGGTTCACCTGCGGCAACCGATCCTCGACTTGCAGCGGATCGCCGAACAGGCCAGCGCCGTCACCGACGATGCATGGCTCGCTATGGACGCGGCCGCTGAGTTCGGGCACGCGGTGCGTGACCTGGTGAACGCGATCGCCTACTACTGGCGGGTCGGTTTCACCGATCAGCAGGTGCGTGAATCAGCGTTCGCCTACTCGGCGCGAGTAGTCGACGAGCTGGCCGCGATCACCGGGCGGCTGCCCGCTGAGACGCGACCCGTTTCCGCGGTGCGCCCGCCGACGTGGGTGATCTCGGAGCGGGTCGATCTGCCGCGGCCGGCGCCGATTCGGTCATCGTTGATCGTCGACGCCGAGATCGTCGACGAGACAGTCGAACTGCTACCGGGCGCGCGGTCGGCCGGGCTGCCGCCGGGCAGTCGATCCGCCGAACTGCCGCCGGGCAGTCGATCCGCCGAACTGCCGCCGGGCAGTCGATCCGCCGAACTGCCGCCGGGCAGTCGATCCGCCGAACTGCCGCCCGCGCCAGCAGCGGCGGCCGAGGCTGAGCGCACGATCGACACCGTTGAGGCCGAGCTGCACGCGGCGCTCGAGGTCGGCGACGACGCGCTCGTTGACCGGCTCGTCGCCGAACTGGAGGCGTTAGAGGCGGCGCAGAAAGCGCGTACCGCCGAGCGCGCCGCAGAGCGCAGCAGGGATGCCGTCGAGGCCGAGTTGAACGCGGCGATCACTGCCGGCGACGACGCTGCTGTAGAGCGGTTGATCGCCGAACTGGAGGCGATCGACGCCACCGAGGCCACCGCCACCGAGGCCACCGCCGCCGAGGCGGCCACCGCCGAGCGCACCCGCGCACAGATCGAGTCTGAACTGTTCGCGGCCGCCGCTGCGGGCGACGAGGAAGCCGTCGAGCGGCTGAATGCCGAACTGCGGGCGCTCGACCAACCGGCGAAGCGTCGCCGCCGCCGCGGGTTCAACACCGCGCGCGAGGGCGACAACGAGCGGATATTCGCCCTGATCGAGCAGGGCTGGGATCCTGACGAGGCCGAGTCTGAGGTGACCGGGGTGTCGGTCGAGGCGATCCGGCGCCGCAACTTCATCGCCGAGGCGCGCTCACAGGGATACACCGGCCAGAACTTCGAGCAACTGCTCACCCACGTGTTCAACGACATCGCGCTCGAGCAGTACCTACAGGCCGAGGCGGACACCAAAGGCTACATGGTCAAGAGTCGCTACAAGACCAAGATCGACCCTCTAAATTTGTGGTTCGTCAATGAGCACACAGCGCGACAGTGGATGAGCGACGAGATGGCCGAGTGGTTCGACCAGCACGGCAGGATCACGAAATCAGCGCTGCGTGAAATGATCCTGTCCGGTCACGGCAACTGGCGTAACCCGCTAGCTGAGGACTTCCTGCAATGAGCCGCGGCGAAGAGATCGTCGCCGCCCACCGCGCAGGCAGGATGGCGCAACCCGGCGACCGCAACCCGTATGAAGGCCGGGGTGTGTTGGCGCGAATGTGGCGGCTCGGCTACAAGCAGATGTTGCTCGACCGCGTGAACCGCTCCCCCGCGCGGCAGGCGTACCTAGAGAACGTCGACGACGACAACAACTGAGCAGAAATAGGATTCACCAGGATTACCCGATCGCGCGATGCGTTCGGGCGCTCGCCTACGCGATGTAGGCAATTCCCCGTCTGTTTAGGAGGACGCGATGTCCGATGAAACCGGTGTGCCCGCCGACGAGGCAGGCGCCGAGACCACAACCCCTGTCGCCGACACCGACAGCCGCGATGGCGACGACGCCGGTGACAACGAACCGCTGGGTGAGCGTGGCAAGCGCGCGCTCGAAGCTGAGCGGAAGGCCCGCGAGGCAGCGGAGAAACGCGCTAAGCAACTCGAGGCGAAACTGAAGGCCTTCGAGGACGCGCAGAAGTCCGAACTGCAGAAGGCCCTCGAGCGGGCGCAGGAGGCCGAGCGTCGAGCCGAAGAAGCAGAGCTCTCGGCGCTGCGTGAGAAGATCGCCCGCGAAAAAGGGGTGCCTGTATCAGCATTGACCTCTCGGACAGAGGACGAGATGCGGGCACAGGCGGATGCACTGCTGGAGTGGCGTAACAGCGCTACGGATCAGCAGCAGAAACAGCAGCAGAAGCAGCGGACACCGAAACCTGGTGCCGGTGACCTGAAGTCCGGCGCATCGGGCCGCAGCGAAACGAGTGACCCGAAAGCCCGAGCCGCCGAGGCGCTTCGGCGTCTGCGGCAGGCGGGCTGACAACAAGCCCACTTCCGCGCGAGGGACAGCCTCGGCGGAGTGAACCATTGAAAGGAGAACCCTTAAAATGGCTGACATTTCGCGCGCCGAGGTTGCAACCCTCATCGAGGAGGCATACTCGGATACCCTGCTGGACGCTGCAACGCAGGCGTCGACCGTGTTGCAGGCGTTCGACACGATCCCGATGGGCACCAAGACAACCCATCTGCCGGTTCTGGCGACCATCCCCGAGGCGGGCTGGGTGTCGGAGTCGGCGACCGAGGCCGAGGGCGTCAAGCCGCAGTCGAAGGCGACGTGGGCCGACCGGACCCTCGTCGCCGAGGAGATCGCGGTCATCATCCCCGTCCACGAGAACGTCATCGACGACGCCAACGTGGAAGTGCTGAACCAGATCGCCGCCCTCGGCGGCCAGTCGATCGGCAAGAAGCTCGACGAGGCGGTGCTGTTCGGCATCGACAAGCCCGCGAGTTGGGTGTCGCCGTCGCTGCTGCACGCCGCGGTCAACGCCGGCCAGGCCGTGTCGGTGGTCGCCGGCAGCGCCAACGAGTTCGACATCGTTGGCGCCACCAACAAGGTCGCCGAGATGGTCGCCGTGGCCGGCTACTCGCCCGACACCCTGGTTGCGTCGCTGTCGCTGCGCTACCAGGTCGCGAACATCCGCGACGGTGATGGCTCCCCGATCTTCCGGGATGAGTCCTTCGCCGGGTTCGCCACGCACTTCAACCGCAACGGTGCGTGGCAGCAGGGCGCCGCGACCGCGATCGTCGTGGACCGCTCGCGGGTGAAGATTGGTGTTCGCCAGGATATTTCGGTCAAGCTCTTGGATCAGGCGACCCTCGGCACCGGCGAGAACCAGATCAACCTCGCCGAGCGTGACATGGTGGCGCTGCGGCTGAAGGCCCGCTACGCCTACGTGCTCGGTGACGGCGCGACCGCTATGGGTCCGAACAAGACCCCGGTCGGTGTGGTTACCCCGCCGGCGTCGGGTTCTAACTGATGGCGCGATACCGCCACGCGGTGACGGGGGCGGTCACAGCGGCTGAACCGGGGTCGCTGCTGGCCGCCCTCGTCGAGCGCGACCCGAACTGGATTCCTCTGAGAGGTGATGGTGGACGAGGCGCTAGCGACGGTGCAGGACGTGGAAGTGGCGCTCGGCCGGGCGTTGACGGAAACCGAGCAGCAGCGGGTCGCCGGTCTGCTGCTGGAGGCGTCCGATCTCGTCGCCGGGTATCTGCATCCCAACTCGGTGCCGTCGCCGACACCGCCGCCGATCCGGCGGGTGGTGGCGGCGATGGTGTCGGCGGCGCTGACTAGACCATCCACCATTCCCCAGGATGCGGTGCGGCTCGGCGCAGACATCTACTCGGTGGAGTTTGCGCCGGGCGCCACCGGACCCGGCCCGTACTTGACGGCGGCGATGAAAGCGCGCCTGGCCCCGTACAGGACGGGCTCGGTGTCACAGTTGCTCGAATCGGAGCGGTTCTGATGTTCGAGGTGACCCATATCGCCCGCCAAGCGGCGGGAGAGAACAGCCTCGGGCAGGCCATCTACACCACCATCGAGCGCACCCGGCAGGTGTACGGGTGGCGTGTCCGCACCGCCGTCGACGGGGCGGCCGCGGCGCTCGATGACCGCACCATCACCGAGGTGTATCTGCTCACCCCCGACGGCGACTTCCGCGACGGGGATCGAGTCAGGTTGCCCGATGGTCGAGAGTTCACGGTGCATGGCGAGCCGGAGGACTTCAACACCGGACCGTTCGGCTACCAGCCCGGCTACCGGGTACTGATGCGGAGAGTGATTGATGGGCAGGCTTAGCATCCCGATCAGCGACCACCGCAAGATCCGCCGATCGTCTGGTGTGCAGGCCGAACTGCGCCGGATCGCCGCTGATGTGGCCCAGCGCGCCAGCGCAGACGCCGGGGCGCCGGGCGGCTACGGAACCGACCTCACCGTCGAGTCCGACCGCGCCCGCGCCCACGTGTGGCCGGAGAGCAGCAAGGCGATACGCGCCGAGATCAAGCGGTCACCGTTGCAGAAGATCGCGTTCGCCGAGGGCCGATGACTGTGCTCGTGGAGCCGATCGGGCCGCTGACTGCCGCCCGAGCGTATCTGCTCGACGAGTTGTCGGCGCGGGGTAACCCGCTGCCGGTTGGGGTGCAACCGCCGCCCGGCGAGCCCGTGTCGTACGCGCTGCTACAGCTACTCGACACGAAAACCCGCGTGATCCTCACCGATTACGCCATACGGGTGAGGGTATTCGACGCTGACACCGAGCGGCTGGAGCACAACACCGGTTTGGCGCACCGACTGATGCTGCACGCGGTACACCGCAGGGTCACCGCCGCCGGCAGAACCGCCTGGATCACCGCAGCCGCCCCGTTGGCCGGCCCCAGCGACCTCGACGACCCCGACGTGCCCCTGTTCGGGCGCCAGTTCACCGTCGTTTGGTCGATCGGGTTGAACCCAGAACAGCCGCAATAGATTTCACCAGGAGTAACTGTCAGTTGCCCGCCACCATCCGGTCGGTGGGTGTCCGTTGATGTTGCCCTTTTTTCGGGCAGGTTAGGAGCGTGAAAAATGTCTCAGCCCGTGGCTACGTGGGGCGACCCGACAAAGCTCTTTGCAGCCTCACCGGCCGATCTCGTCATCGTGGGTGGTGTGTGGTTCGCCCCGTATGGGACGCCGCTGCCCACCGATGTCGACGAACCGCTAGATGGTGCTTTCCAGAACCTCGGCTACGTCGGCGTCGACGGGGTGACGATCACCGTCAACGACGAAACCACCCCGATCGAGGTGTGGGGCGGCGACGAGGTTGGCGCGCTCCGCGACACCTTCTCGATCGAGTACGAGGTGCCGCTGTTGCAGGTGTTGTCGCCGACCGTCGCGGCCGCCGCGTGGGGTGAGGAAGCGGTGTCGACCAGCCCGGCGACCGCGAGCCAGGGGAACCGCATGCGGGTGCTGATCAACAACAAGATCCCGAAACGCTGCTCGCTGGTCGTGGATTCGGTCTACGAGGACAAGCGGTTGCGGCAGGTCGCCGCGATCGCGCAGAAATCGAGCATCGGCGAGATGAAGCTCGTTCACAACGAGGTGCTGTCGTACACGGTGACGTGGAAGGTGCTGCGCGGCCCCGAGGGCCACCATGTGGCGCAGTACAGCGACGACGGCCAGGTCGTCAGCTCGATCTAGGTCAGGCCCGCCGGCCCGCGCGCTTTTCCTGGTGGGCGTGCGGGCCGGCGCCAAACCACCAGGAACCACACCAGGAGAACGTCGAACCACCAGGAGGTTGATTCATGGAACCCGTCAGCATCGACACGACCAAGCCGCATGCCGCGGCAGGCGGGCCGGAGCCGGCCGCCGATCCTGCCAGCGATCATGAGCGGATCAAGCGGGAGTGGGCCGACGAGTACCCCGAGGGCGCCGAGCTGTACTGCGCGGTGCTGTCGTCGACCGACTTCGACCCCGAATATGGTGAGCAGTACCCGGACGGAACCACGCTGGCGATCCGGCGACTGGCGCATCGTCCGTCGCCTGGGTGGATTCGCCGCCACGCTCACCTGTCCGATCTGGAGCGCACTTTCGCGCTGATCGAGCAGCACGCCAGCCAGCGCGCGCTCGACATCCTCGACTCTCTCACTGAGAAGGCGTGGGACGCCTTCGTTCAGGCGTGGGCGGTCGATGGCGGGCTCGTTGACACGGGAAAATCCACGAGATCTGCGCGGCGGTAAGGCTGTTTGAGGCGGCGATCCGCCGCGACATGATTGTCGTCGGGCGTGAGTTCGACGACGGATCGATGTCGTGGCCGGATCTGCACGCCTTCATCTACGCTGCGCCGCCAGGCACCGCGGTGTTCAACGTGGTCGAAAAGGGCTGGACGACCACCGACTATCTGCTGGCTCATGTGATTGACCGGTTGGACATCAACAACTGGCAGCGCACGGCCGACGCGCACAAGAAACCACCGAGGAATCCGCCGAAACCGTTCCCCCGCCCGGCCGACATCGAGGCGGAGCGGAAACGCAAACAGGCGGAGGCTGTGCCGGTTGGGCACGGCGTGATGGCTACCAGGACTACAGTGGCCGACTTCATGCGGATGAGGGCTGAGCGTGAGCAACGCTGGCGTGAAAAGCACGGCAAGTCAGGGGAGGTGAGGTAAGTGGCAGGCACGTATTACCTGACGATCCTCCCCGAGACGTCTAAGCTCGGCCCCGGTATCCGTAAGGCGCTCGTCGCCGAGGAACGCAACCTGAAACTGAGCCCGGCAGTCGACACGTCGGGTGCGCAGCGCGCGGGCCGCGACGCCGGCCGGGCGATCATCAGCGGTGTTGAATCCTCCGGGTCGGCGGACGTTGGGCGCATGCTGCGCACCGATGGCGCCCGCATGGCTGGGGCGCGCGCCGGTTCGGAGATCAACGCGGGGTTGGCGTCGGCGAACATCGGCGCTGGCACATCGGCGCAAATCGAGGCGAACGTCACCCGCGGCGCGACCGGGATCGGGCATCGTCTCGGTTCGGCGATCTCGACCGGTTTGAAAGCCTCGGCGGCCGCCGCCGGGGTCGGGTTCACCGCGCTGATCGGTGGGGCGCTCACCGCCGGTATGCGCCGGTTGACCGCGATCGACGAAGCGAAGTTCAAGCTGCAAGGTCTCGGCAACTCGACCGAGCAGGTCACGTCGATCATCGAGGATGCCAAGCAGGCGGTGCTCGGCACCGCGTACAGCCTCGACGAGGCCGCCACCACCGCCGCGTCGGCCGTCGCCGCCGGCATCAAACCAGGTGAACAACTGAACGGCTATCTGAGGCTCACCGCCGATGCGGCCGCGATCGCCGGGACATCGATGGCCGAAATGGGGTCGATCTTCAACGCTGTCCAGACCTCGGGTAAGGCGTTCACGGGCGAGTTGCGGATGCTCGCCGACCGCGGTCTCCCCGTGTTCACGTGGCTCGAGCAGGCCACCGGCAAGGCGGGCGAGGAACTGCAAAAGTTCATCGAAAAGGGCGGTGTGTCGGCCGAGTTGTTCCGTCAGGTGATCGCCGCCAATATCTCGGGCGCCTCGACCGAGATGGGCAAGAGCGTCACCGGCACGCTGCGCAACCTGAAGGCCGCGTACTCGCGGTTCGGCGCCGAACTGTCCGGGCCGGCGTTCGCAATGGTGCTGCCGTTCGCGCAGGCATTCACGAAGGTGTTCGAC